ACTCGCCGCCGCACCAACCGATGCAAACCCACTAGACAGCATTGTATAACCGTCTTTCAAAGTAGAGGCAAGACCTAAAAAGTCAGTGCCACTGCCGCCACTTACAGCTCCTTCCATGCCACCTGCAAGTGCCGTGCCTGATGCACCTATACCTAATGCACCTAAAGTGCCTGAGATAATTGGTTGTAATAATGGTCGCAAGATTAATGTTTTAAACAAATTGACCATAAAGTCTTTGGCGTCTAAGCTACCTTGCATTAACGCATCCGATAAAGATTGACCAATTTGGTCGCCAATCTTTTCTACTTTGTTTGCGTATTCTTTTTCTAACTTGATACGAGCTTCAATAGAGTCTTCTTCAGCCTTTATTCTTGCGTCAATGCCAGATTTAATTGTTTCCATATCAAATCTTTGGCGTTCTGCTTGCGAACGGATAGAAACAAATTCGTACCATAGTGCAGTGCCTTGCTTAATGCCTTCATTTTCCATTGTTTGCAAGAAAATAGCTTGTTCTTTTTCTTTGTTGTTCATCAACAAAGTGTCGGTTTCAAACTGATAAGCCGCAATTAACTCGCGTATCTTTTCAGCCGCAGATTTGCCTTTTTTAGCCGTATCATCAAGAGCCTTATTAAAGGCATTTTGTTTTTTCCACGAGCCATCAGCAACATCACCTAAATCTTTTTCTGCTTTAGCAAGCACAACAATTTCTTGTTGTATATGATAGATTTGTTTAGCTAATTTTTCAAACTCTGCCCCGCCAACCAGCAAGGCTTCTGGGTCAGAAATATTTTGATAATTAGCATTTAAAATCTCAAATTCAGCATTTAGTTTTTCAAGTTTTTCTGTTTGCTCAACAATTGCGCTATTTACTTCAAAAATCTTTTTGGTGGCATCTGTTTTACTCATGGCGTCTAATTGGTCGTTAGTTACGCCAAGTTTTTCGGCTAACGCTTCCGCGCTAAAAGTCGCTTCTCGCATATTGTAAGCAAGAGCCATAATGCCTACCGTGGAGGCAATAACTAAACCGATTGGCCCACCGACCATTGCCATTACAGCCGCACCAAATGTTTTGATGCTTGTGGTTGCCAACGCTGTGGCTGTACTAATAGCTGCCATTCTACTAGCTGTAGCAGTTGATATGCTAACACCAGCCATTGTTGATAATGAGGTTTGATACCTAATGGATTCAGCCGTTGCCACACCAAAACTAATAGCTGTTTGATAAAGGCTTGCGTTTAACCCGCGCATTGCAAACGCTACAACACCACCAATTACAACCGTAGCAAAACTACTTAAATTATTGGCAATATAGTCAATTGCTTCCGCTAAAGCTGTAAAAGCATTTAATTGGTTATCAAGCGTACCGACTAAGTTAGTAATAGCAGTTTGAAAGTTATTAACAGCTCTTGTAAACGTCAGAGGCAGTAAAGCGAACTCTTGCTCAATTGCATCTTTTTGACTTTTTAAAGCATTAATAATATCTTGAGAAGTAACTTTTCCAGCTTGCGATAATTCGCGTAACTTACCAATTGGTACACCAAGACCGTCAGCAATTAATTTAGCAAGACGGGGAGACTGTTCCATAACGGAGTTAAGTTCTTGCCCACGCAAAACTCCTGAAGCCAACGCTTGACTAAACTGAAGCAACGCGGCTTGGGTGCTTTGAAAGCTACCACCCGACAAAGCAAGCGATTGAGCAACGGTCTTAGTCGCTTCAGATACTTCGCTTTGAGTAATACCTAAGACTTTTGCATTTTCAGCAAAACGCCTGTATATCTGCCCAACGTTATCTAATGCTTGTCCAGTCTGCAAGGAGATTTTCAAGACATCCGCAAACGCTTTTTGACCGTTTTGTAAAGACCCAGTTGCAATTCCTAAAACCGCATTAAGCGTTTTAAATTGGTCTGAAATTTGTGCTAGTTTAGTAACGGAGAAAGCGCCAATAAAGCCAGCAAGCGCTCGTGTTGCCATAGCGGTGCTTCTTTGGATTTTCACCATAGCACCGTCAACGGTTGTACGTGCCGAATTCATGTCACGCTGTAGCCTTGATACATCGGCTACCATACTTATTACAAGTTGTGACATTGGAGTCATGCTTTCCCCGCTAAGATAAATGACTTAAAGGCGTTGCCTATTTTTTTACTAACTACATCACGGTCAAACTCATCGTTAACGCTTCCAAATGGAGGCTGACAACTTTGGTCTTCACCTGCACGTAAATATTCACAATAACCGCTAGACATCTTTCGTATTGCTTGAAATTCCCACGGTTCTAATTTTAACCCGACAAGACTAGACCAAGCCTGAATTTCTAGTGAAGAAAGTATAGTTGCTCCCATACCTGAGTTTGAAACAATGCCTACATCAATCCAATATCCAATAATATAATCAGCCGTTACTTCAGGGAGTCGAGGCACTCCACCATTTTGCTCAATCTTTTCACCACGGCTTAATTGTTTTTCTTCTTTATTTAATGCGGACTTTTCCCGTTTTGGGGCCGAATGAAACCACCCTAATTGCTTTGCATATAGGGTAAGTTCTTCAATTACCCCTGAGTAAAATTTGACCAGTCACCAATAGCTTTCTGCACTTGCTCGGCAATAAAGCCAATAGAAGCGTCTAAGTAAGCCGCTTTGAACATTTCTTGACCAGTTAAATCTTTATAAACAAAATTGTTAAATGAACAAGTGCAACACGCCAAGAACTCTGCGTCATGCTCACGTTGCTCATCGTCACGCATTTTTTTACCGCCTTTACGCACGTATTCTAAAACCGCACGATTACGAGCGCCTGTAGCTTTTTGAAACTGTTTAGAGCCTGGCCCGTAAACCGTCACGCTAATTGTTTCACCGTTATCGTCTAGCAAAATATCGCCATCAGGGGACTCAAGTTCAATAACCGAAGTCGAGGCTACGGCTAATTTTGAAATATCAAACATTTTAATTTCCTTATCGCTGGTTGAAATGCCCGTGACCCCGATACCTTCTTCCAGCGATGAAAGAAGAATATCGGAGTTCGGTGCTCGTTTTGTCTTTCGACTTGTCACTCTTAAGCTGCTAATGATTCAACAATACCAACCCCACCCGCAGTTGTTGTCAACTCAAGGCTGGTAGTCGCTGTAGTAATTGAATCAACGCCTGAAACACTAACTTTAAAGCTCATAACTTTTGCTTGAAAGAAATACTTATCACCGTTTTGAGTGGTAACTTCAAAACTATAGTTATCATCAGACAATGAGCCAGATTTCATTAAGATTTGACCAGCATCATCTGTATCGAGACCTAATGACAAAGACATTGTGCCTTCGTTAAATGAACCTTTAAACTTTTGTGTGCCACGCGAGCCGACAGGCATATGCGTGACAAGTGCAAATTCACGACCAAACTCGCCAAGGTCTGTGATTTCGCCAACGGCTGTAAGTGTTAAAGCACCGTAACCAGCGGCGTCAAAAGTCGCTGGTGTTGATGCCGAGATTTTAAGTGTTGTACCTGCTGAGGTGCGAACTGTCATGATGGAGACTCCAAAAAATTAATATAAACTTCGGTTAACCCATTTGCATTATAAATCATTCGTAGTATGTCAAAATATAATCAGCAGATTGAGTCCATATGCCTAAATCTGAATCAGTTTCGCCTATATCTTTTTCAAAACCTTCAGCACTTTCAAATCGGCAACTAATTACTAGTTTACCAGCTACTATTACTTGATGTTTAAAATCCAATGCAAGGCGTACAGCTTCATGTATTGTTTTTACTTGCCCAATGCTTAATGCCAATGGGTTTATTTGTATTCTAGCAACAGCCATTTGAAGACCGTTTTGATAAGCAACGTTTGGCTTTGGCACATTACTAACAACATCATAAACCAATGCTGGCATAGTTGTATTTTGGGGCAATTGACCTAGCGCACGTCTATTACCAACAATATTTGTAATGCCAGTAACGTTTAACATACTAGCTGTAATTAATTCTGCGCTCATTTAAACACCTCTTTAATATCTTTTCTTAGTATGCGTTTTTTCTGTATTTGACCAAGGTACATATTAATACCTAATTTTGTAACGTGACCGAATACTTTTATAGCTTCAGTTTTTTTATTGTCTAAAGCTCGTTTCATAAAAGGTTTAGCCCTAATCCCTGGGTGGGTAACGCTACTAAAAAATCCGCCTTTAAATGTTTTGTTTGGAGGTATTTTTAACATTTTACGTGCATTTTTTATTGGTATTTGGTAGCCTTTTACACGTCTTTTTGACGGACTAGTTAATAATTTTGTTTTTCTAGTTTGAATAACATAAGGTCTACGAGTAGATTTGCCCTTACCTGTGTACCCAGTTGCTGTACCGTATTCTAAAAATTGAGCAAAAAAACTATCTTTAGTTTTCTTTACCGCTGTGTTGTAAACAATAGTCCCAGGTCTTGATTTTTGGGATGTCACTTGAATATTCTTTTTAATGCCTTTTGATGGAGATAACCTTTTAGCTTCATCTTTAATAACATTTGAGGCTTGCAATATAGATGAGCGCAATATTCTTTTTTCAACAATAGCAGGAAAAGTTTGCAACATATTATGCAAGTCTTTTAATCCTAATATTGAATACTCAACTGACATTACTCAATCTCCGTGTCTTCTATGCACTCAAAAATAATAAATTTACGCTTTTCGTTTAAGTCCATTACAGATGTTATATTGAATAATCTAACGCTACCATTAGCGTTGTAATTAATTCTCCACGCAGAAACTGCTTTGGGTGGCAAAAAATTTACATTATATCTAACCGCAACTGTATGTGTAAGCTCTAATTGCATTGCCATAGAGCGCAACTTTTCTCTACCACTAATAGGCTTAACATTAGCCCATACAGTAGCTACAGTTGACCAACTATTAATTTGTTGACCATAATCATCTAGCGTTGCGGATTTAGACTGTAACTGTATCCGTTTATCAAGTTTACCAATATCCATTATGTACCCATATCTATTCTATATTGATTCATAAGTTTTTCGGATGATTGTGGTACTGTATAACGCTTGTTTTCAGATTCAGATTCCCTATTTGTATATAAATCACTCACTATTAATTTAATAGCAGAATACAACGGTTGTGGCATTTGGAAAAAATTAGGTTCATCGCCATCGGTAAAACCAGCAGTGAACGTAACTGTTATTTCTCTGTCTAATGTGTCGCCTTTAAATCGCAACAACGATGGTCTTT